TATCCATTAATGCTCTACCTCTCATAGCAGGTGGATAAGCAATTGCACCGGTTTCTTTACCTTTATGTTTCATAGCATATGGCTGAGTAAAAAATCCAGTACTACTTCGTACACTAGCGGTACCAGCTTGTCCTGGAGCTACCATATAGGTACTTAATGCTTTATGTGGTAATGCTTCTGGACTTTTATTTGGATAATCTCCCCATCTATATGTATACATTTGCCAACCATCAGGTAATGTAGCAGTAAATGTAGTACCGAATAAAGGAGTAGCTGGATTAGGATATCTACCTTTAAATTTTTTATTTCTAGCTTCTTTCTTTTTTATTGTTTCTGGATTCAGTGGAGGCCATTTCATACGCCCAGCTTGAAAGTATTCTTCTTTAATTGTATCTCCAATTATTCCTCCAGCGTGCTGATTAACATATGGCACTGCCATTTCTAAGTACTTTCTCAATGCGTGAGTCTTGCCTTTAGCAGCATTAGCTTCCATAGTATTTAAAGCAACTCGACCAGGTAACCCCATTAAATCCTTTAGAGTTCCACTTTTCATTTGGTTTACCATTCTTTTATATGCGGAACCTGTCTTACCAAATGCATTACGTATTTCTTTATTTACTGCTCTTCTTGCTTCTTTAGAAGATATTCTTTCAAGATTTCTAACAGCATCTTTGGCTTCAGTATATTGGTGAGTCGGTATGTGTCCAATCTTTGCAGCAGTAGCACCCTCTCCCGCTTTTATATATTCTGAAAATTTACTTATTCTTTCATCCGCTATACCGTAGACTACCTTATCACCCATTCCTCCGGTTAATGCGAATACTTTGTGGTCTAATTCATCACTTACTGTCATTATCTACGTGCTTTTGCTTCTGCTTTTGCTTCTTCCATCGCCCTTTCTTTTTCTTCCGCTATATAAGCGTCATATTGATTCATAGAGATTAATACTTCGGGTGGCAATGACATAACCGAAGGTGTATCTCTCATTTTTATCTTATAATATTCGATATTTGTTGCTGCGTGTGTTCCGTTCGCCTTATCCCAAGTCCATTCCGTAACTACAGGGAATTCAAACCAGGGTTCGCTAACGACCGGCAACGACCATTCTTTCGCGAGATTTAATAAGGCTAGTTCTTGGTCGTCGTTTCTAAATTTTCAGAGATTGATTTCCAGATTTCGTTTCTGTCTATTCCTAACATTTCAAAATAAAACGGTAAGATAGCAGCTCTATCTGGAGCTTCCATCATTGTTAAATCATCTGCTAATGCTTTCTCGGATTCTTCTGCGAATTCTAAGCAAAGCATTTTGAGAACTTTGGCGCAGATACGAACATCTGCGTCAGCGGCTCCTTCTAAGGTAGCCGAAAAATCTTGAAGTTGTTTAATCTCTCCAATACTTGGACGTTTGAATTTAAGCTTATCCCCTGATAGGGGTAGTTGTAATTCAACCGTTGTATCTGGTTTTGTATATCTTTCTAATAATTTTCCCATTCCTATTTCCTCTTATTATTTTTTTTTAGCCGTAGCTAAGGTGTTTGGCGTATGCTTAATTAAGATGCTTATGCCGTATCAGGCTTTGCTGATGTTGGTGCACTGTGCCACCCTTTAGCGTAACCGTCATTGTGGTCGTCAGTTGCTGATATTGCCGCTGAATGTGTATCGAATGATACATATCTTGCATCTTCCCAGGATAGAGTTCCTCTCGAAGCTTGTTTGCTTGCGAAACTTATAGAACAACTTATTTTACAGTTATCGAAACACCAAAACATAAAGTTAGATGCTGATATCTGTTGTTGTACGATGATTGCATATCCACGTGAATCGTTCGCTCGGGTTGTTTGCACATCTCGAGTTGGATTAAATCGTGGAGTATTTGCTACTGCATCGTCTATTTCGTTCCATCCGTTAGGGAAGTAATAAGCAAGTGCCTTCAATTGAAGATGGTCCCAATTAGCTGCTGAAGTGTCTTCTTTAATAATGAAGTCACAGCTACCGCTACCTGTTTCCTTAATATCAATATCGTGGTCGAACGCATCTCCAAGAGATTGATAAGTATCAAACTCTTTCCCGAAAGACCCGATAGATACACCAGTTACGTGTTCTATCTCGTGGAGAAGCATATTAGTTGCACCAGCTTCAGCTAACTGTATTACAGCAGCTTCTACTAGAGCTGAACCATCTTCGTTAGTGTAACCACCATTGTGATTGTCACTAATTGTGTTCTCCCTTGCGATAAACACTTTGACTGCATCTTTAATAAATGTTGTTGCCATTTCTATTTACCTCTTTAAATTGCGTCGAAGGACCAATCATTGCATTTCCAATTAACGCTTGCCCTTGTCGCTTGTTTGCTTGCGAAACTTGGTGTGACTGAGTCTAATTTAACTTTATTGAAGGTCCACTTCACTCCATTTGTTTCACTATTGTCTGTGTAGTCATATACTACAACTTTTAAACCTTCTGATGATTTATATTTTATATAATGCACTGCTTCACTATTAGCTACATAAGTGTCTGCTAATGGACTAGTAGCTTGGTCGAGAAGATGTAGATGTCCAGTACTTATTTCATTCGCTGCTGTGGTTACTCTAACTCTACCAGTATTCCCGGCACTGCCACTTCTATATAATCGAAGCCAATAGTATTTACCTATTGTAAGTTCATCTCCTCCAGTCCAAGTAGAACCCAAGTCAGTAGAGGATAAAACTCTCCATTTATTTGCTCCATTAAAATTATCGTATGTTACAGTAAATGTTACTTCTGCAAATGAACCTGTTGCTGCATTTGAAGGAGCTCCATATATCATATATTGGTCTCCACTTGCTACGGCAGTTGGTACAGCTGCAAATGTAACTGAATCATCGGATGTAGCAGAATCGGTTATTGTTCTTGTTAAACCTGCATTTGCTCCAGAAAGAAATTTAACAGTTGCGCCTATAAAACTGTTATCTGCATAATTTAATATTCCAGAATCTTCTAATGTAGTAGTGCTACCACCAGAAGCTAACGCCGCTGTCTCTCCCATTGAAACATTGCCGAAACTTAGTTCATCGTAAACATCTAATTTAAAAGTACAAGCATTATTACTAGCACCAGATGTACTAGACATTGCTATTGCGAGAGTATCTATATTCTCTCCCATAGCTTTTATTCTAATCCAAATACTATCATCATCTTGAGCAAAGTCAGCATAACCATCTGCATCTGCAATACGTTTATAAAAAGCGTGATATCTAGCTCCAGTATAACTTCCTTGAATATCTAAATCAGTTTCATCTACTTCACTGAATACTATAGAATCATCATCATCTAAATTAGCTAATGCTGTTCCATCTCCATCAGCTAAATCTACGTGTCCTAGAACTAATCCCATCATTTCTTTGAATTTCTGTTCTCCCATTCCAGTATCAGTTGCTATTAAATCAAAGCTTCCGCTAGCTTCTTCTGTAATTTCTATATCGTGGTCAAACGGGTCTGTTAATGTTTGATAAGTATCATATACCTTTCCCATTGAACCTAACGACATACCTGTTAAGTGTGTTACATCGTGTCCATTGAACTCGATTCGTCTTTTTGTTCCTAAGAATTTAGTTGCCATATTTATCCTGTTTCATCTATGTACGTAATACTCATACCTAAAGCACCCCTATATAGAAATTCATCTTCGTTTATAGGAACTTTGGCGGACGTTTCTCCTACTGTCGTGTTGAATTCAACAACATCAACATTTGAGAACGTCATATCGTTCAAAGTTTTTTGAAGCTTATCAAGGGCATAATTGACTAAACGTTTTCTAGTAAGGGCTGTTCCTCCGACCGTTATTGAATTAAATTCGTTAACGTTCACCTGGAATACAAACTCCGAACTAAACATCCTAGTACCATCCATAAAATAATCTACGGGCGTACTTTCGTTGCCATATATAATATTTGGAACATCGTATTCAAAATCTACATCTTCATCTTCATCATTTTCTGCGCTAAAGATAGTAAAGTTAGGTTGAATAAAACTACTCTCTGCATTAAGAGCCGTTTTTATATCGTCCTCTACTGTCTCTACCATTGAGATTGTCATTATGTTCCGCCTACGGTCGTTGCTGAAGAGCCATCACTGTCTCTTCCTATTGTATGCATATACGGTTTACTACGTACGTCTGTTCCCCTAGGTATATAAATATCACGGTCGGATATATATTCTACCTTAGTTGGGTCTTGCATATGCATTATCTCATATCCACCTTGCATAAATCTATGCCATTCTAACATACCACTATCTTTAAACATCTTTGTTCTGTGTATTTTTTGGTATGCAAGAGCGGTTGCAAGGTGAGAAATAGCTTCATCTGTAAGGTATGTTCCTGTTGTATTTGTACTTATAGTTTCAGACGTATCCATTATTTCATTATACATCTGTAAAGCTAGAGTCATATATTTATCCTCAAAATCTGAGTTACTTATCGTTCCCGCTGCAATGTTTGATAAATCTCTAAACCTTACTAATATTGTGTCTGCTGCCATTATTTCTTACTCTCTATAAATTTCATACCTTCACTAGCGTGCCATATAGTCCTATCGCCATTGTCGTGTATTATTACATATAAAGACGAAGTTCTATCTATATAAACCTTTCCATACTCTATATCTTCAGAGTACTTAGGTTTCTTTACCATTCCACTTCCTAATTCTATAAATTCTTCCAAATCCAATTTCATTTTAATGCCTCCTTTAGCATTTCTTTCCATTTACTTTCTGTTACTTCTGTATCCCACCATTTAGAATTAAAGGAATCGTCCTCTTCCATTTGTAATCTAATGCCGACCTTTACTCTTCGGTGAGTACCTCCTGGTACATTTTGTAACTTTAATATTCTTTGTTTTATTGTCGTCATAGGTCCATCTCCAAGTAGTGTGATGTATCGTGGAATCCAGTATCTACAAAGTCTGTGTTATCAAGTATATCACCACTGTCGAAAGGAGTAAAGTCTCCTACGTGTATATCTCCACCATATCCAGCTGTCTGTACCCAAGTACCATCATTATCAAATGCTCCTTGTACATATAAATCCATTGCGTCGGATACTCTAATAGTAGCTCCACTGAAAACATTAAAGGTATCACATACCTTATTATCTTCGTTCATTGTTAATATTCCTGCGCGTAATTTAACATCTGCATCGGAACCAAATTCATTAGTAACTGTACTATAAGTTAATGCACCGCTACCTAAAAACATCTCGTATAAATTTTCAGTATCATTATGAGTTTTACTAATAATATGTCCAGATGCATTTACTGCAACATTTGTAATATCAAAATTACTATTTGTAAATTCTAGAGTACAATTTTCTGCACTGACCGTATCTGACCAAGTTCCAGTAATAGTAATATTATCAAATGCTCTATGTGTTTCAGCTTCTGAACGTAAAGCAATAGAACCTCCACCTGAACTTGGAGTTATTGTATTATTCGTAAAACTAGCAATTGTACAAGAAGATGTAAACTTAACTCCATATTGTCCATTTTGTGAATTTGAAAATGTACAGTTATCTATATTTAATGTACCACCATCTGCATCGAAAGACCTATATTTATCAAATGTAGTATAGTCAGCAGTAATTGTCATCGTAGTCTGAGCATCCCAGTAATTAGTTGGAGTACCACCGGCTGAACTAGTTATTGTATTAGGGTCATCTGAAGTTCCAGCCGAGGTAAGTGTTCCTGCTGAAGAGCCGAAACCACATCCACTA